GTCTTCTTTGTTCGTGCACCACACGTCCACCGTGTACGTCTGCACGAACTCGGCCACGCGCTGCAAAGAGCGGCCATCTGGAAGCACCTCACGGATCGTGGCAAGGGAGTCCCCGTCGTACGCTCCCGGCGACTCGGAATACACGACAGCGGAAGGGTAAATGGAAATCCCCTCCGGCTCCGCCCACCCTTCGAGCACCCTCAGCAAGCGCACGCTCGTGCCACCCTCCCAGCCCATGTGGAGCTGGGAGATGTACTCGCTGAGGCCGCGCGCAAGCGCACCCCAGCAATCCGTCTCCCGGCGCGCTGTGAACGGGATGTCGTACTCGGGATCTGTGATCAAAGCCGTGCCAACGGCCTCGGTCTGCTGGTAGACCTCATCATCCGCGCCACTCATCGTGTCCTCGCGATTGCCGCCCGCAGCTTCTCTTGCACCGTGCGGGTTACGATCTTCATGGCCTTCGCCTGCACCTTGGGGTCGCGGGCGACAGGGCGGGCTTTGATCCCCTTGATCCCGATCTTCCTTGCGACGAGGAACGCAACTGAGCGCGCCTCCTTACCGCGCACCCCGAACTTGTCCCGCACCCACGGCACGAGCGCATCTACAGGCGGCCTACGTGCGCCTGCGCGTCTCCCAAACTCGATCACGCTCGCGTAGGGCATCTTGTTGTAGATCCTTACGGAGCTTGGGATGTTGCCTATCACCATGCGCCAGCCACGCGCAAACTTCTGGCGGTGGAAGATCTTACGCTTCAGCGTCTCCGCCTCCATGTACTCCCGCACCAGCTTGCCTGCGGTGCGCATGGACTTGGCAAAGACAGCTTGGCGCATGGCGCGCCCAAGCGTCGCTTCGTAACGAGCAAAGCCGGAGATCGGAATGCGCACTGTGCGCGTCATCTCGCGCATCACTACGTAGTCGTAGTCAGGATCAAACGGCTCAGCCATCATCCCCTCACATCACCGTTGCGCATCCGGTCTTCGCTGACCTTGAGCAGCGAGATCTTCCACTGGAACGCGAGCGCATCGAGGGATGGCGCCGACTTGGGCACGAACCTGCGCCGTGGCCCGAGCCCGTCGACGCGCGGAAAGCGCACCTCCCAGTAGAAGTTCTGGTCGGCGGAGATCGCTGCGCCGTCGTCAGGACGCCCTAGGAGGTAGTCTTCCGTGTACTTGGGGCTGATCTCCGTCACACGGAGAGACCCAGCGTCGTCTGTGCCGATTGCGGACAGGTCACGGCTGAGATCCGTAAGGTCGGAGATCTTCGGCGTCGGCAAGATCAACTCCTCACGCACCACCTCTTCGACACCGCGGCCGCGCGTGCCGCTGCTCCAGCTCGTCCACACCAACATCACCTGGTACGGCCGGGCGCCGAGGCTCGTGTAGAGATCGCGAATGCAGTCCACCGTGCCTGTCATTGAGGCGACGAGCGTGCAGTTGATCGCAGAGCCCGAGAGCACGGTCGGGTCGCACTGGCACACCTGACTGCCGCAGCTCACACAACATGCCATCTCAGCTACTCCACAGAGGCGCTGCTATTGAGCGCCTGTTCTGCGGCCTTCTCCCAGGCCTCGATCTTCACAAAGTCGCAAGCCGTTGCCCAACGATGCACTTCGGCTGCCTGCAGCACGTCCCTCAGCCGCTTGCAGTGCCTCACCAGTGCGCCGCGCCCCATCACAGTGAAGTCTGGTTCCTTCGTTGTCATCCCTGCACCGTGACATGGGAGCCGGGCCCCCTGCGCTGCGTCTTCACGCTGAACGGGTACTTGGGGACGCCGAAGATGTCTGCAAGCCGAGACGACCAGCGATCGTACTCCTTCTCCAGCAGATCGGGGTGGTTGGCGCGGAGCGTCATCTCACCCAACTTCTCCACGACGAGCTGATCGACAGCGCACACCATCTTGTCCTCGATCTTGTCGAGGATGCTCACAATCTTGCGCACGCGATCAAGCGCGTTCGACTCGACGAGGCCCGACATAGCGTCTTCGAGCATGAAGACCGTCTGCACTGGGCGCGGCAGCCCGAACTGCAGTGATGCGGCGAAGCCTGAGGCTAGATAGCCGAGGTGATACCTTACCCTGCTCTTTTCAGCGTCGGTGAGTAGTGCCATACGTGGCGCCCTCCTGTCGGCGCTTCAAAGAACCAGTTTACACCTTCTGTTTGAGGACCACACCGCGCTCGCGAAAGCGCTCGATGGCGCCGTCGCCGTAGCTGTCTTCACTCAGCTCGCCGCCGGCCTTCAGCCGCAGCGTCTGCGGGCCCCAGGACACGGTGATGTCTTGCTCTACGATGAAGACATCTGCGCACCTCACCACGCTCGGGTCTGCGATGGTGGGCTCGAGCACAGACGCAGCAGGCGCAAGCCCTCCAGCAGCCGGTGCCGCTGCTGTTGCTGTTGCCTCGCCGCCCGCCTTAGCCGCCTCAATGGGGTCGATTGCAGACGACCCGAGTTTCGAGACTGCCTGCGCCGCGAGATCTTCGAGGGCGCGCTTGGGCGGCGGAATGGTGGGCTTTGCCATGGTTCTTGCTCCTTACGAACGAGGTTTGCGTAGCGGACCCACACGAGAGGTAAGGCCGCTACGCAAACCTGTAGCCGCCCAACCTCTCCCCGGCCATGTGAACAGCAGGGCTAGGAGAAGTTGGTGGCTACGGGAAAGTTGATCTCATTCCCCGTGCTCAATGACGTTGAACCTCTTGAAGCGCGCCGAGCTGCCGGTCGCTGCATCGGTGCGTAGCGGCCAGTCGCCCATGAACTTCCAGCTCGTGGAGACCTGATCCTGCAAGCGGTTCAGCGGCGCGCGGATGATCATCTGGATACGATCCGAGAAGATCTCGATGCCGTTGTTGACGATGCGCGGATCGGCGACGGCACCCGTGATGCCTGCCTCCGTGATCAGCGCCTGCAGGTCGGAGTAATACTCCATCACGCCGCCCTGCGCGGTGAACAGCATGCGGTGGACCTTGTTACCGCTGGAGAGGCCGTTGTGGTACAGCTCTCCGACGAAGGGATCGCGCTGGTCGTACACCGCCGTGGCGCCGCCGATGATCGTGTCAGCCGTGGGGCACTCCGAGTTGCGGAAGAACACGGTGTTGAGCAGTTCGCCAAGCGCGAACTGCTTGTACATGTAGTAATCCGGCATGGAGGTCAGCAGGCGCTGGAACTCCAGGTCACCAAAGATCTTCGCCTGCGAGGTGGGGTCGATGTGGCAGTGAAACCGTCCATCGCTGTGCTCCGGGACGTTCTGCTGCCAGAAGTTCGCCACCGTGGTGCGAATGTCGGACAGGGTGGGGCTGTCGCCCGTCACGTCGTCCACCTTGAAGCCGCCGCCGGAGCGAGTGATGGCGGTGCGGTCTGCCGAGTACACATAGCCACGGTCGGCGACCGTGACGGCCGCGTCGATAAGCAAGATGCCCGGACCTTGCTCGTCGCCAGCCGTGTCGGGCGTGAACCCGATCACGTTGCGAACCACGTCGGCCGGCGAGGTGTCGCGGATGGTGACGGAGAGCGGGTTGGAGCTGCTCACCAGGTCGAAGCGCACGAGGGACGCGCCCGTGATGGCCGGATTGCGCGCGCGGGTGAATCCGTTGAGGCGCTTGACGCGGAGCGAGGTGACAGCGGCCTGCGCGCCATCCGAGACCGTCCAACCTGCGAGGGCCGCGGCGTACATGCGGTTACGAACGATCGAGTTGATCGTGCGCGCCGCCTGCATCCCAAGCTGGTGCGCGTTGCGCAGGAACAGGTTCACGATGGCCACCATGCTGGTGGGCATGTGGGTGTCGATCGTGCCCGCGTACTGCTGGAGCTGCGCGGTCCACTGCTCCATGGGATACGTGGCAGGCGTCGGATCTGCGCCGGGCGTGAGCGGGCGCGTATCCACCGGGATCAAGCCAGGGGCGCTGAAGATCTGGGTGTCGCCGATCCCCGCCGGCCACGGCACAGGGCTCGCCTCACCTCGAAACATGAGGCGGGGAAAGAGCGCGTCGTGGAAGGACCGTTCAAGGATGTTCTCTTGAACGATCTGCCGAACCTCTGGAGTCTGCAGGATAATGGAAAAATCAGGCATGGTTTCCCTCTGGCGGTGGCGCTCCGCAGCGCCAGGTCAATGACGAAATGTACAGACCCGAACCACCAGTATCAAGAAAATCAGAGGCCAGAGCCCTTACGCTAGCATGCCGCCGGTGGCAGGATCAGACAGGCCTCGCTTGCGCAAAAGAGCCTGGAAATCCTGAGGCGACATGGCCTTGGCATCTACCTTCGACGCGGCATTCGGATCAACCGTCTTAGACGGTGCGCCGGGCTTTGCCGTAGGCGTGTTGCCAGTGCCTGTGGTCACCGGCCGCTGCTCCACCTGGTAAAGGTGGGGATGCGACTGGCGCAGCTGTTCGCGGAAGAACTTGCCTTCATCGAACCCCTGCAGCTCTGCTTCTGACATGCCTTTGATGGATCGCTTGAGGACTTCGACTGCATAGTCGACGTCCACCACGCCTGCATCCTTGGCCGCGAGCTTCAGCTCAGTGGAAACTTCCTGCTCGATGAGCTGTTGTTTCAACTGCCTGTTCTCGCGCTCGGTCTTGGCGTTCGCTCTATTCAAGCGCTTCTTCTCATCGAGAGCTTTGTCGCGGGCTACGGTCAGCTCGCGCTCCTTCTGAGAGGCCAAGGCCGAGGGGTCCTGTGCCGCCGGCTCGGCAGCCGGTTGCGCAGGAGCGGCAGGGGCAGGCGCGGCAGGCGGTGTGCCTGCGCGTGTCTGCTGTACGAACGCCTTCATCTCTGCGTGGTTCGCGAAGCCGAGGCCTTGGGCCTCCACATCGAGAGCGCGCAGAGCGTCGGTGCGTCCGCGCTCGCGCTCCTCAGCCTTCAGATTCTTCATGGCGGACGAGGGGATGGTGAGCACCTTCGGCTCTGCCGAAGGTGCTGCCGGTGCCCCTGCACCTACCGATGCCGGTGCAGGTGCGCCTGTGGGGGCGTGGGCCTGCGTCGGATCTACTGCCTGAGGAACTGCGCCTGCCGCGGTCAGATCTGGAGTGACTGTGGCTGGTGTTGCGGGTGCTGGTGCTGCTGACGATACTTGAACTGGATCCATGCTGCACTCCTACTAGCCCTGCTCACCCGTCCGGTTACCGACTGTTCACCGCCGTCGTCTATCGCGTGGTAGGACGACAGGATCACTGTCGGGCCTTATTGGGGTGCAGATGGATTTGGTTTGGTTACGAAACTACGATCACTTGGATCATTCCAAGTGATCAGGAAAGGGGTTGGATGTCCGTTGCGTCCGGCGCCACGGCGGCGCGTGGGGTGTAGACGAGCACGAACGCAGTGACGCCTGCCTCGAAGGTCAGCGTCTTGCCATCATCCGAGAGCTTGGCGACAGTGGCAGAAGCGGTCGCCCCTGCATCGCCAATCTGCCGAAGGCCTGCGGCTGCCGCGCCGGCAGTGACGCGCACGGACTGCACGGTGCCTGCTGCCGGCAAGTTCTCGCCCGTTGCGAGCGTGAGGCCGACGATGGTGGCTGCGGCTTTGGTTGCCGCAGCCGTGATGTCGATCGCTGCCGCAGAGGCAAGCGCCACGACCGTGGCCTTTACCACGCACGACATGCTTCCAAACTGCATCTTCTGCAGGCCGAGGGCGGTGTCGGCGGGGTTGCCGCTGTTGATGGCCTCTCGAACGGAGCGCTTCTTGGTTGCGGTGACTGGCATGCTCTGATCTCCCTTTAGGCCTTCTCGCCGAGAAGGACCTTCACTGTGGTTGTCACACCGGACACCCGAGTCAGATCGAGCGCCGTATACGGAACAGATTCACTGATGATCAGCGCAAACGAATCGACAGCCACCGACTGCACCGCGCCGTCCGCACTCGTAAGGCGCGCCTTCACCTTGCCGCCCACAGTCTTGATCACGATGACGTGCGCGTTGGTCGCCGGGCCAAAGGCGACAGCTTGCACTGCGTCCGACGCCAGCTCGTACTCGCTCACAGAAGGGGAGCGCTTCAGCGTCAGCGTCTCGTCGATGGGCGCAGAGACAGTGGGCGCTGCCGAAGGGTTCCCTGATGCCGGCACCACTGAGTAGTCCCCGTGAAGCTTGAAGGTGTGGCTCATCGTCTCGTTCCGAAGGGCTGCGGGTCAGGCGCTTTGGTCAGCAACGGCAACCGCTGCTCAGGGGCCATCTGCTCGGTGCGGTCTTCGTACACGCCTTCCGTGATCTCGAACGCCTTGTGCGGATTCTGGATCTGCCGTGTGCTGCCGACCTTTGCAGGTTTGATCTGCTCCATTACTTGCGTCGGATGTTGGCGAGAGGGGACGGGCCTTCACCGGCCGCCTGCGATCCTGAGGTCGACTTGAACGCGAGGGACGACGGGCCGCTGTCGCGCGCGGAGAGCTGCTGGCCGGCGACCTGTGCCGCCTCATCCTTGTACGACGCGCCGGCGCCAGGCACGGACAACGGTGCGCCGGCCTGCGTGTCGTAAGGGAGATCGGCGGGGAAGTTCTTCGGATCTGCGCGATCCTCGGCAAGGGTGCGGACGGTGCGCGGCTGACCCTCAGGCTTGGTTCCATGGAACATGCGTGCGTCCTCCCTCAGAGATCAACAACAGGCGCTCGAAAACTAGGCCTCAGGGTACGCCAGCGCTCCAGATACCGCAAGAGGGCGATGTCAAGCACCAAAGCCACTCTCCTCCTCGGCGTACTCCTCCTCGGGATCTTCTTCCACGGCGCCTTCTTCCTCAGGCGCTTCTTCCTCGCCTTGGTCAAGCAACTGGCCTACGCGGAAGATCCAGCCAGCGACGCGCTCCGCATCATCCACCATCCCTTCGTTCTCCAGGTGCTCGGCGATGGTTGTGGCAGCGTCGATGTCGATCCCCTTCAAGTTCTCGATCACCTTGAGCAAGCGCGGCGGCAGCATGAGCACGCCTTCTTGCAGGATGGCGATGTCGTCGTCGGTCATCTCTAGGTCGGGATCAGTGAGCATGTCGTAGTCCAGCTCATCGCAGCTGGCTTCGATCTCCCCCGAATACTGCTCCAGTGCGGGGATCGCGGCGCCAGGGTTCGTGCCACCTGCTGGCGGCGGATAGTTGCCCTCGGCCTGCTCGTCCGCGTCGGACTCTTCGCCTTCAGGGACACCGGGATCTGCCTCTTCTTCAGGGCCAGTCTCTTCTTCCTCACCACTGCCGAAGGCGTCTTCTGCGTCTTCGTCATCCGACTCATCGTCTTCGGGCGGGGGAGGCGGCGCCGCCTTCTTCTTCCGTGCGACGAGCTGACTCGGTGCGCCGGGCCGGCGTGCGGCACCCGCCATAGCGCTGAGCTTCTTGGGGTCGATTGGCATGGTGTCGAGTTCTCCCTAGGTCGAGGCGGATGCTACCGGAGCATACCGCGCGCTGCAATCACTTCAGGTTCACGCGCTTGCTGCCGTCCCAGCGCCACGCAGGCACGCCGTCACCGGGAACCCACGGCGTGAGAACGCTGCGATCATTTGGGCGATTCGGGGGATGCGCCCACGTCTTGCCCACCATCTTACTGGGCGCGAGTGGGTGTGGCGGCATCGTGAAAAGCGATCCCACCGCAGCCACTTGGCCGTGGAGCACGAGGGAGTCATTGGCCACACGGCTGTCGAGAGGCACGCCCGTCACGTCGCTCACCAACTCCGTCCAGCGCATCATGAGGCCTGGGATGTCGTCCGCGAGCGCCTTGAAGGCGGTGTGCTGCGTGGTGTTGAACGCGATGCTCGATTCGGTGCGAATTGTGCGCTCGATTTGCCACCACTGCCTGGCAGCGATCTCGCGCACCTTCGCCGAGAGCGCATCCACGGACATGCCTTCAAGGTTGAGCGCTCGGAGCTCAACCTTCGCCGCCTCTCGGATGTTCTGCGTGAGGGCGGCACCGGCTTGACGCCGCCCTGATTCCAGAGCCTTGCGGTGTTTGTTGATGATCTTGCTCACCGCTGCCGTGTCATCCAGCACCGTGCCCGTCTTCGGGCTCAGCGTGTGGGCGAACTTGGCGAGGGCACGCACTGCCTCGGTCTGCGTTTCCCGTGTGCTCTCGACCAGGCTGACGCCGGCAGCCCTCCCCACCCTCAGCAGATGCTGGTGCAGGTGCTGCCGAGCCACGGCGAGATCGGCCTTCGAGGCCAGGCGCTTCCCGTACCCCACGTTCCTGCGAAGGAGCTTGCGTAAGGCCTCTGCCTCGTTCTCCACCACGGCTTTGAGGGGTGCGGTGACCGTGCGGTCCAGCAGCCTGTCCATCGTCTTACGGTGCGCGACGGTGGCGTCTGCAGC